GTGGAATACTCAAGTCCGTGGTGGACGGACAAATGTCTTTCCCCGGCGGACACATGTGTTTGTCTTAGGCGGACATGATGTGCGCTACAGGCGAACAAATAATTGTGGTATAATTTATAAAAAACTATTGACAACGCGGTATAAATGTGGTATTATATAATCGTAGCAAGGAGATAGCAACAAGCAAAAGGAGAAAAATAAAATGACAAAAAAGAAAAAAGATTTCATCAAAAAAATTAGAGAGTTTAATGAAGTTTTTAGAAGGAGTAATGAGGGTGCCGCCTACGGGGCTTATATAAACGGCATATTTTTCTTCTTCGATAGGACGAAATTAAAATTTGATGACGATATGGAAGAATTGTTTATATATGACCGTAGCAAAAGAATCGTGGCTTGTATTCCTTATGCAGAAGTAAAAATTTGTTGTAGTATCAGATAAACGTTGAAATAAGCTGTCCTATCGGCACAACGGGGAGAAAAGGGGCATAAATGGCAGATACAATCGAATTAATAATAAGACACACTCAGGAGCTTGACGAATATATGAACAAAAATGGCAAGTATAGTTTCCATAGGTTTTCAGATGGTTCCATACGCTACAACGCTTCGATATTTAATGACATATCAAGAATTGAAGATACATGTCTAACACCTATTGAGCCTGTTGAGGAGTTAGAAGAGCTTAAAAAAGCTATCGTGGTTAAAGACACTCTAGTCACAATCAATGGTTTTGTCAAATTTGCAGGTGAGGACATTATTCTAGGAGAAACTGGAATTAAGTTTTACGGTCTAACAGCTGAAATCAAATATACGGGTATTCACAGTTTAATTATTGATTTTAATCATGATTTGAAAGAGCTATTCCGAAAGATTAAAAAAGGGTATTTTGGGGAAACTGTTTATATAAACGGATTTAAAAGAAATGTGGAGTTTTTGAAAGTGGAAGAGAACGGAATTAGTATTTTGTTTCCCGATGGGAATGTGAATAAGCATACCGAATATGACAACGTGTTCTTGATTAGTGATAGTGAGGAGAGAAATATTTATTGGAGGTAGCAAAATGATAGCAACAACTATGAGTGACACAATGTGTCTGTTAATAACTTTTGTGATAATGTTTGCGTCGGGTTATATCTTAGGCACAACGGACGAAATGGGCAGAGAAAATAGACGGAAAGAAAAACGTAGAAGAAAACAGGATCGAGAGGATAGAAAACAATGAGAAAAATATCTGTGAAATTATCTGAAAAAGTTTATGTTATGTCTCGTGATTTAAATATGAGCATTAGTGATTTAATTAGGGATTCATTAAATTACGTAGGGGAACCGAAAAATTACTCAATTGGAGATGTGGTTAAAAATTGCATGATTAAAGATTGTTTTCACAAGCATAACACTAGCGTGTTAATCACAGAAGAACATGAAGTACTACTTGAGCAAGCGTCAAGTCAGTATTACGTTGGTACAGGGGTTTTATAAATAGTGCGGCAGAATTGTATTACACTATGCAGATAAACACAAAAAAAGGAGGCGAGAAAAAATTGAGAAAATTATCACTCCGTCTAGATATCAGAATATACAATTGGTCAGAAGGATACGGGACAACCGTGAGTGAATACTTGGAGCACGCTGTGCACTTTGTTTTAGAGTTCGGCGGCATAGGTTCTCGGGTTATAGTATCCCCGTGGGTTATGCCGAAACATGACACAAGCGTGTACTTGACAGATAAAACATTCAAAGAAGTAGAGAAGCTGGCAAAACAGAACAACTTGAGCAAAGCGCAAATATTGAATTGTTCCGCGATAATGTTTCACGTGAAACATATTCACGATGCAGAACGAGAGGAAAAGGAGAGTGAGTAGTGGCATGACGACAGATTACGCAAAACGGCGCACAAAGGTGATAAGAAAACTAAAAGTCTTAGCCCAAAACCAAAATTTTGGAATGGGTGCAAAGAATGATATACAGTATATGCTACAACAACTACCACCTGAAAGTCAGATAGTGACCGCCCGCCAGAGACGGGGTGCGTTGTCTGCCCTAGAACAAGCTGAGAAATCTGATTTATACAGCGTCTCAGGACAAAGGAGAATTGCCAGACGGAAAATGGCAAAACTTGAAGAGTTGGGGGTCAAATTTAAAACCTATAAAGAACTCAACGAGTTTGGCGAGTTCATGGAGTCCGTTCGTGGTTATTCGCTAGGGCGAGTATATGACAGCACAAAGGCGTTAGAGTTGTTTATTGATAGAGGTGAAAAATCTGGTGGAGAATTACTCAATCAGTATAGGGAGTGGCAAAAAGCAAAGAGATGAATTGATACATAGAATACAGAAGATATATAGAACTCCAAACATGAGAGGAAAACAACGCTTTGCAAAACAGTCATACAGAAATTGCATATGCGCCTTTGACATCGAAACTACACGACTTCCAGAAATTGAACAGAGTATCATGTATTTATGGCAATTTGCGGTATTACTTGACGATAACGAAATAATATGTGTGTATGGGCGAAACTGGAACGAACTTGAAGAGCTGTTCACAAGAATTGAGGATGAGCATCTTATCACAATGATTTTCGTTCATAACCTGTCGTATGAATTTCAATTTTTACGCTCACACATAGAAATAAAGCCAGAAGAGGTGTTTGCGCTCAAACCTCGTAAAATACTCAGAATAAGAGTAGGAAATCATATGCAAGGGAATTTAGAATTACGCTGTACGTATATGCAAACGCACAAAAGTCTTGACAAGTTTCTGAGTGACAGTGGCGTTAAGAACCAGAAGCTGAAAGATTTTGATTACGACAAGCGCAGATATCCGTGGACAGAATTAGCACCCAAAGAAATTGAGTACGGGTGCAATGATGTTATCGGATTATTACAGGCAATGCATAAACGATTGACAGACAATAACGACACCTTATATACTCTACCACTAACATCAACAGGTTACGTTAGAAGAGAAGCAAGGCAAGTTATGAAACAGTACAATTATAAAAAACTGCACAGTATGATGTGCGACACAAGTTTGTACACATTACTCAGAGAAGAGTTCAGGGGTGGCGATACACATGCAAATAGGTATCACGTTGGAAAAATACTCATTAACGTTGCTTCATTCGACAGGGTAAGCTCTTACCCGGACGTTATGCTCAATTGTGAGTTTCCAATGACAAAATTTGTGCGACAGGGAAATTGCGGTATAGAGGACATTGACAGGTGGACAAAATTTCACAAGGCTTATGTGGGACGGTTCCATTTCCGGAAAATCAAGCAAAAAGACGTGTATTACGGTGCACCATATCTTACAAAAGACAAGGGCTATTGCATAAGCACAGAATCAGTTTGGGACAACGGGCGTTTACTCTCAGCCGATGAATACTCGTGTACACTAAACGACATTGATTTTGGAATTGTAAAAGGAGAATATGTTTGGGACAGCGTGGAACTTACAGATTTTTATACAGCGGGGTACGGCTATCTCCCAGAACCTCTGAGGGAATTAGTAAGACGTTTATTTACCGATAAAACATCTTTAAAAGGTGTAAAGGGAAAGGAGATTGAATACGCTTTGTCAAAAGAATTGATAAACGCACTATACGGGATGTCTGCACAAAACCCGGTTAAGCCTGATATCATCTACAACAACACCGAAAAACCATTCTCGATTGAGGACGGGGACACAGAGGAGAAGTTAACGAAGTACAACAAAAGGGCGTTTATGCTGTATGCGTGGGGGTGTTGGGTGACGGCTCATGCCAGACAGAAACTAAAGCTTGCTGTAAACATAGCGGGTGAGGATTTTGTTTACTGTGACACAGATTCGTGTAAAGTTATTAAAACAGAAAGATACCCCGAAATCAAAAAACGTTTCGATGAACTAAATTTTAAATTAAAAGTAGAATCAATAGAAAACGACGGTTACGCCGTAGACCCTAAAGGGGTAGAACACTATTTAGGTGTATACGAGTATGAGGGCACATCCGACCGATTTATAACCTTAGGTGCAAAAAAATATGCTCAGGAAAAAAATAGTAAGCTCGAAATCACAATAGCAGGAGTAAACAAGAAAAAAGGTGCGGTGGAACTACAAAAAATGGGTGGTCTGGAAGCTCTGAAAATCGGAACCACATTCAGGGATGCAGGTGGCACGGAATCCGTTTATAATGATACAGACTATGGCTATTATAGTCCAGACCCGGACAACCCGGATAAAAGCGTATACATCACTAGAAACGTAGTTATACGCCCCTCTGAATACACCGTTGGTCTTACACTGGAATATTTAAATGTTCTCAACAGCGTTGATTTGTGGCACGATTTTTTAAAAAATACTAAAGAAAAGGCTTGACATACACGTCACACATATGCTATTATATACTCGTAACAAAAATAAAATAAAAGGAGTTGAAAAACATGATTACAAGAAGCATTGAAAAAGTAACAGCAAAGATTACAGACGAAAACGATCAGTCTGTTGAAAAAACCTACTACGGTGCAAATGTAACAGCTACAAAGATTAAAAAATCTTATGAAGCTGAGACAGGAGTAAAAGTTGTAAAAGTGTCTATGGATACAGAGGTTGTGAAAGTATCCATGACAGAAGCCGAATTTGTACACTACGGAAAAGTAGAGTAAGAACCAAACAGGTCGCAATCCGAAACAACTCCCAGCGTGGGTAAAACAGCATAAAAGAAAAAAGGAGAAAACAGCATGAAAATTATCAAAACAAACATCAAGGAAAATGAGTACACAATGGAATTAATGTTCAAAATGTTCGAAGATGAGGGCAGAATCCGTCTTTCCAACGCCGCCGGAACAACTGTTGAGTTTGGCTACTACGCTATTGTGGAAGATGTGAACGCAAAGGGTGAAGTGGTAAAAACTCTGTCAATCGAAGAAGTGAAAACAGATACAGTTTTCGTGACAACCTCAGCCTCATTCATCCAGTCTTTCGAGCGTATCACCACAATGGCAGAAAAATGTGGTGAGGACTTCCGAAAAGTATCTGTATTTTTCAAAAAATCACAGCGTGGAAGGGACTTCCTTGTTGCAGGGTACGTGAAATGAAAAAACCTGAACTGTATGACAGTAATGGTTATGTGAATATAAAGGGCATCTTGGAAACAGGGTGTCCTTTCATCTTTATATGGGGCGGCAGAGGAACAGGAAAAACATATGGTATTTTGAAACACGCCGTGGAAAATAATAAAAAATTTATTTACCTACGAACTCGCCAAACTCAAATAGATATGATTCGCACACCACAATTCAATCCATTTAAGCAATATAATGCGGACTGCGGTAGACGCATTACACCGTCACCAATTAACAAAATGTATTCAGGTTTCTATGATACAGAATTTGACGAAAAAGCGAAAAAATACACAAACTCTGGAGAACCACTGGGATACTCCGCGGCACTTGGCACAATATCCAATTTAAGAGGTTTCGGAGCGGCAGACGTTGAGTTGATGTTTTACGATGAATTTATTCCAGAAAAGACGGAGCCCCAGTTGAAAAACGCCACGATTGCACTATTAAATGGATATGAAACCATAAACCGAAATCGAGAGCTTGTGGGGGGGAAACCTTTACAGCTCATATGTGCGTCAAATAGCGAAAACGCAAACTGTGATATATTTGCAAAACTAGGATTAATCCGTAAAGTCACTGATATGCATAAAACAGGGCAGGAATTTAGTTATCTGCCTGATAGAGGTATTATCCTCATAAATCTAGCCAACTCGCCGATTTCACACGCAAAATCTGAGACAGCGGTATACAAAATGGTCGGCAAAGACAGCGATTTTTACAAAATGTCAATCCAGAATGATTTTTATGCAGAGGATTATTCGGATATCAAATCAGAGCCAATAAACGAGTACGTCCCCATTGTGACAGTCGGAGAAATAACCATATACACCCATAAAAGCAAGGAAAAATTGTATATCACACAGCATTTACAGGGTTCGCCGCAAATTACTTATTCTACATCAACAAGAGATTTGACAGCTTTCCGACACAAGTTCATATGGGTCTGGGGGGCGTACCTGGACGGGCTAGTGAGTTTTTCTGATATCGAATCAAAATATCTACTTGACAATTATTTCAAGATGTGATATTCTACCGTTGCAGGGGGGGTGGTACAAAACCAACGGGCGGAACCCGTGTACACGAGTTTGGTTGACTCACAACACTTCCCCTCGATTCGAAAGAGGAGGTGGTGAAAAAATATGGAGTGGATTCAGGCAGTAAGTCAGTTATTCAGCTCTTTGGGTGTGCCGGTGGCGTGCCTTGCAGTAACTTTTTATTTATGGTATCGTGAGACAGAGAATCACAAGGAAGAAATACACAACCTCACAGAGGTGTTAAACAACAACACAATGGCAATTCAGAAACTTGCCGATAAACTGGACGTGAAGGGGTGATACAAATGCCTTTAGGCGCGAAAATACTACTTGACCCTGATATTGAAGAACAGTACGGAATGGTTGACATCATACCAGATTGCGACGTATATGGTGAATATAAGATAAACACAAAGAGTTCCCCTCTGATGTTACGTGCTAAACCAGATACAAACGCGGATATCATTGTAGAGATGCCGAAAGGACGTACTATTTTCTGTTACGGGTTTACAGATACTACAATGGAATGGTATCTTTGTGAATACTCAAATAGCGGAAAGATTTATGCAGGTTTTTGTAATAAAAAATATTTAACAAGAAAGGAATGATAGCACATGAAAATCGAAGATATCATTGCACTGTCTGGCGCAGGATTCACAAAAGATGATATTATCAAACTTGCAGGAGTAGTGGCATCACAGAATTATCAGGTCACTACGATGCCAGCAACTGCACCGGCTCCGATTCAGACACCAACACCGGCACCGGCACCAGCACCGGTATCAGTTCCGGCACAGGTTCCGATTAAGAATAATACTCAGGATATGTTTAATCAGCGTATGGGCGTTCTGGACAACCGGTTAGATGAGATTACAAGACTGATTCAGGTTGGAAACCTGAGTAATTCTCAGATTCCAGAACCACCAACAACAGAAGATATGTTAGCATCAATTATTAACCCGCCAGTAAAGGAGTGATATCATGGGTTCAGTTACTAAATTATCGGTAAATTCGCCTAGTGTAGCCAATTTTAATTCAGCAGCGATTTTAAATGAAATTGTAAATCAGGCAACAGGAAGAAACACAATTAGTGCAATTGCGACCAGTGATTTCACTTCGGTTGCCACCACTGCACTCGGAGTAGGAATTGACCCACTATTAGGTGCGATTTCTCAGGTGCTCAGCAGAACTATTTTTTCTATCAGACCGTATTCCAGAAAGTTCAAGGGTTTGTATCATGATAATATGAAATTCGGAAACCACGTGCGAAAACTTAACATCGCAGATTCTGATTGGGAAAAAGATGACAGATATGATCTGAAAAACGGTACGAGTGTGGACGACCAGGTGGTTGTCATCCCGAAAGTACTTCAAACAAATTTTTACGGACAAAACGTATATCAGAGACATATTACACTGTTTAGAGACCAGTTAAACGTTGCTCTGCAGAATGAACAGGAATTTCAAAGGTTCGTCACTATGGTTATGACAAATGCATCTGATTTGATCGAACAGGCACATGAAGCAACAGCAAGAATGACGCTTGTGAACTTCATCGGTGGTAAAGTAAAAGGCGACCCTGACAACGTTATCCATCTTGTGACAAAATACAATGATGTGGCAGGAACCACGCTGACCACTGACACGGTAAAACAACCAGAGAATTTTGTGCCGTTTATGAAATGGACAACAGGGTATATTAAGACAGTATCCGATTGGATGACTGAGAGGACACAAAAATTTCACATTAATGTGACGGGAAAAGAGATTTCTAGACATACGCCATACAACAAGCAGAAATTGTATCTGTATTCAGAAGAACTAAACAATATTGACACTACTGTTATGTCCTCTATCTTTAACGACAGCTATCTTAAAATGGCAGACCATGAAAAAGTGGGATTTTGGCAGAATATTGACAGTCCAGATGGAATCAACGTAAAAGCATCATACCTGAACTTCAGCGGAAATGTCGTTTCTGATACTGAGGGGACAGCTACTTCCAATATTTTCGGAGTATTATTCGATGAGGAGGCTGTTGGTATCACAACTTGTGGTGAATGGTCAGCGCCGTCAAAGTTTAATGCAAGAGGCGGATACAGTAACATTTACTGGCATTTCAATGACAGATATTACAATGACTTCACGGAAAACGGTGTAGTGTTCTTATTAGATTAATAAGGTGGTGACAGCATGAGAGTTCATTTTTACAATGTGGGAAAACGTAAAAATTCCACATGGATTCCTTCAGATTCTTCTGCTGTTGTGACTAGAACCGGGGCTTTACGAAGCCCCTCTTCTATTTCAAGTCCAACGTTGAGTGTACAATATAATGACGCTTCTGGGAATCCAACTAATTTGAATTACTGTTATATTGAAGAGTTTAACAGATATTATTTTGTAAAAGACTGGACGTTTGAAGAGGGTCTATGGATTTGTTCATTAGAATGCGATGTGATGGCTAGTTTTAAGGATGAGATTGGTGAGAAAAATTACTATATCATTAGAACTAGTACAGCATTCAATGGAGAAATCGCCGATGGACTTTATCCCACTGAATCTTCTCCTATACGATATATTAATAAATCAGATAGTGTTCTGTTCCCCGCAATGGATAACTTTGGAAATGGCACGTTTGTCGTAGGGATAGTCGGGCAAGGAGGTGTGTCGGATTATTTTGCTTTTGATTACACAAGTTTTGTGGCGTTTTCAAAAGATATTTTTTCAAGTATGGATTGGATTAACGGTGGCGGTTTGGAATCTTTAGGGGAAGATATTGCCAAACTTGTATTTAACCCGTCACAGTATATAACGTCTGTAGTATGGTTCCCGTTTAATATTATGGAGGATATCATTGTAACACACAAAAAGATATCTTTTGGTTGGTGGGAAGTAAATGTTTTCGCTGAACAGTTAGGCAATAACAATTCAATTCTTAAAACAACTACAATAAAGGCACCGAAACACCCACAACAGGCAAGAGGGAATTATCTTAACTGTTTCCCATATCGTAGAAGTAAAATACACATACAGGGTTTTGGAACAGGGGATTTGAACAGTTCTAAAATAAAATCTGATACGATAACGATTAAAGTCGTTATTGACATAAGAACAGGGGTTGCAAGTGCATATGTGGAAGATACAGATAGTGGGTATTTACTGTTGAACACTGAAGGTAAAGTAGGATTCTCATTAGCAATCGGGGATGTAAGCAATGATCTTGTGGGTGCAATCGGTTCCGCAGTTGCGGGTGTTGCATCTATAGCAACTGGCAATATGATTGGTGCCGGAGCCTCCCTGCTGAACATGGGTCTACAAATGACACAAAGTGATGTGTCAATGTTTTCAAGAGCCGATTCTACTTCAAATCTACGATATGGAACAAGCTTATTCACTGATTGTTTTCAAATATCAGACGAAGATAACGCGGATAATGGCAGACCGTATATGCGTAACGGTACTCCTTCAGTAATGGGTGAAGGCTACTATATGGTTGAAAATGGCAATGTGAATATAGTCGGGGCGTATTCCGAGGAAATAAGTATGATAAAAAAATATCTGGAAGGGGGATTCTACTACACATGAGTTTACTAAGGTATCATTATAATAATTCAGCGTTATTGATAGGACTTAAAAAAGGCGGTTCCGGTGATGGGGGAGGTGAAATTCCTCTGCCATCTGGAAATTGGAACGTTCTTGTTACTGACACAGTGCAGGGATATTTTCCCCGTGATAAAATGATGCAAAATGCCGCAAACATTAACAATTATTTCAAAGAGAGAGGCTGGAGTGCTACTGCACGTATGGCGTTACTTGGAAACATGGAGAAAGAAAGTACTATGAATCCTGGACTATTGGAGGTTGGCGGCGGAACCACCGCAGATGGACCCGGTAGAGGACTTGTACAGTGGACACCTGGAACAAAACTACTCTCAGTGCTTGATTTATTATACGGCAAGCATGACGACTGGTACGACGGTGGAAAACAGTGCGCTGTATTGTTCGCCGAATACCAAGAGAGTGTAGGAGATGCCGATAGAGGCATTGAACCGGAATGGTATGCTACATCTAGTTACAATATGACTTGGCGTGAATGGGCAACTGGAAACTATGACTTGAAAACTCTGACCAATGCGTTCATGTATAACTATCTGAGACCAGCAAGCCTGAATCAGCCAGAACGTTATAATTACGCTCAATATTGGAGTTCTGTATTTATAAAGGGGTGATATGATGCCGTACAGTTACGAAATGATAAACTTGTTTAATTCATCTTACAGTCCGTCAACTCTTCACACGAAAAACACACAAATGTTTATGTTTTTCAAAAAGTATTTACTTGAAAAAGTTATGTCTGTATTTGAGTTTGAGTTGCCTGAAATGTGGGATAAAAATTACTTTCTGTATTCACTGTTTCTAAATGGATATCTGGCGGTTGTGAATACAGATAAGTTTGGTGTTATATGCCAGCATTGCGGATTGAGAGGGTATAACATCTATTATAATCCTACACACGCTATAATTGTCAATCCTCTGTTGACTGGCATTTTAGAGCCTAAAATCAACACTCAGTGTTCTCTTATCAAATTACAGCCGGATTATAGTGGTGTTTCCGATATCGTAAATTACTATGCGGATAATATGGCTATGACCGCCGAATCATGTGAAATGAATATCATGAACAGTAAGCTGTCATTCCTTTTCGCTGTGAGAGGAAAAAGTCAGGCTGAATCAATGAAGAAAATTCTAGACGAAGTAATGAGGGGTGAACTTGGAGTTTTCTATGATGAAAAACTGAAAATAGGAGATGGCAATATCCCGTTAGATTTTTTTAACAATGACTTGAAAAAGAATTTTATCGCCCCTGAATTACAGGACACGTTAAGACGCTGGGAAGAAATGTTTTGCAATGAGGTTGGCATACCAAACACGAGAAGTGACAAGAAAGAACGCATGATAGTGGATGAGGTAAACAGTAACAATATTGAGTGCTTCACAAAAGTGGAACTATGGCTTGAAACACTGAAAGAGGGAATTGAGCAGACAAACAGATTGTTTAATCTTAATCTAAACGTTAAATTGCGTCATAATAAGGGGGGTGAAAATAATGCCGGGGGAACTTTACTTGCGGGGTCTGCTAGCATGGAATGAGAATCTGCTGAAAGATAATTTCATAAATCATCTACCTGTCAATATGGTAAATGATATTGGAAAGGATAATATTCAAAACTATGTTCTGTTAAAATGTGCTGAATTAGAAGTTTTGATACCGTCACCCACTGAAATGGCACTAGCTCTAAATTCATGGTCATCTGTAAATGAAAGACTATTCTCGATTATCTATGATATAGAACTCGCCATTTCCAAAACAGAGGGCGCAAAAACAGAGACGATTACAAGAGACAGAAAAGGAAAGTCTGAAACAGAAGATAGAGAAAATTTAAAACAGGAAAGTAATAGTGGAACGAGTGGGTCGGATTCAACAGCTGAAAAAGTAGCAGGGTTTAACTCAACGTCACTTGTGGATAGGGGAAGCACAACCATTACTTATGGAGGAAAAGCAAGCTACAATGAGACAAACAACAACGCAAAAAATTCTAAAAATGAGACGACAAAAACGGAAAAAGAAACAAAGTCTACGGGAATGTCGGAACTTGAGGTGTTGGATTTCAAGCTTGAAAAATCTATGAGTGCGTTGAGCAAAATTACTGAAATGTTTAAAGAAGAGTTCTTCTTGTTAGTGTATTAAGGAGTGTGAGAAAATGTTTAAATTTCCATATACGAATTTCCATGAAATGAACTTGACATGGATTATAGAAACAATAAAAAAGTTGACGGATGAATGGTTTAGGATGCAGGACGATTTCTCTAATTTGCAGGATAGATTTGAAGAGTTGAAAAATTTTGTAACAGATTATTTTGCAAAACTGGAAATTAATAGTGAAGTGAGAAGAATTCTAGAAGAAATGAAAGAGAATGGTGAGCTTTCAGAAATAATTTCGGATGCCTTATTACAGGGAGCACTGACTAGAGTTAATAAACCTACGGTTCTTATTTTAGGTGACAGTTATGCGGCAGGAGAAAATATATCTAATAAGGAATATTCATGGGCGTATATGCTTAAAAGTGCTCTTGAAAAAAATGGATATACTGTAAAACTGCGCGCTGTTGGCGGTTACGGTTTTAAAGCGGACGGGACAAAAACTTTCACCAATATGCTAAACGAGTTAGCTAGCAGTATGGCGATGAACGACAAGAAAAATATTGTCAAAATTATTATTGGCGGAAGCTATAATGACAGGGACGCTGCTGAAAGCGATATCAGTCAGGGAATGATTGATTTCCAGAGCGCAATATCAAGTAATTTTGAAAACTGTAAAAATGTCGTTGTGTGTCCTATGGGTTGGACATGGGAAGGACATCAACAGGGGATTCATACATCAACAAAGTATATCAGTGTGATTAAAGCAATTAAAATCTGGATATATTCAGCCGCTCAATTGGGATTCAGTGTTATCCCTGCATATCAGGGTATGCTGTATGAATCATCTTTTTCAAATGACGGTGCACACCCGTCCGAACAGGGTCATAAGAATATTCTAAATATGGTGATTGGAGCGTTTGACGGACTTTATTTTAAGCCGATTAACAGTATTGAGTATGGTACAACTTTTACAAAGACCACCAATATTCCAGGTAAAGGCGGTGCGAAAATCAGATATTCCATTTTTAATGGCACTGCTAAAGTGAGATGTTTAGAGCTTAAACTCAATGAGATAGATGTTCCAAACTTAAAACTGGACGGTACTCCGTTGGAAGTGGGTTCTATTGACAGTCCCGCAATCCATTTCAATGCAACAGACTGTACTTTACCGTGTAGCGTGATTCTTAGGGGAAAAGAAACTGACACAGCGGGGGAAGCGAATTTATTCAAAATTGTGCAAGGGGCTGTCAAAATTTCAGAGAAAAAAGTGTATTTGGTTATGCATGCAATTAATACTGAAAAAAGAAACTATTTGAGATATGATATCAACCAGATTGAATGCGTGGATTTTGGTGAATTTGTGTTCGACCCACTTTTCCAGTAAGCGAACAAATGTTTGACCTCGGCTTTGACCGGGGTCTTTTTTCGTGTCCGTCGGAGACATACACATGTATCCGTGTGGGAAAGACATTTGTCCGTCCACCACGGACTTGAGTATTCCACAGATCGGAAGAGC